CTTGTTACCTGCCGGTTTTTTCTCTGGTCGGGTAACAGTTTTTCGGAAGCGCTCGATGTTCGCATTCGACGCTTCAACGTCAATGTCGTCTCCGGCCAGAACCAGCCAGCCGCGGGCCTTCCAGGCCGTTACCGTCTTTCGGCTAACGCTGTGAAGTTTGGCAAAATCTGACTGGTTCATCTGTTACCTCAGGTGTTACCTGTTACCCAAATTTCAAAAGTTGATAGCTAGACGCAGAACGCGGCGCGCAATGCCCGTGAGATAAAAAAGTGCCAGGAAGGACCCATTTTTTTCTGGAGCCCCCAGGGAGGTGCGCGGTTCAAATTTTTTTGAACCTCACCACGTAGGTCGCCACGTCGCCGGGAAGAATTAGATCATGACAGTGATAATGTGCCGTGGTCTGCTCTTGGCTTGGTGTCGGAAGGCTTGCTGCGAATGCCTTCGGCGGAGGAGGTGGTGCTGGTCGCACAACTACATCACCCGGCTTATAAGGTGGCGGGGTTGGTGCCCTCATGCCCATGATGGTCCTCCCTTATCATCTTGCTGTTCGCATCACCTCTGCCATAGCCCTGCTCAGCTCAGTCGGCATCAAGGCGTTGGCCATAGCCTGCGCACGGTCGAAATAGCCCAGCGTCGGTTTCACTGGCAGAGCATCACCGAACTGGATCAACAACTTCGGCGCCGGCATCTTCATGCGTGGCTGACGTGTACCGTTCGCAGAGCGTTTGCGCCGTTTTTTGCCCTTCTTCCCTTTCTTGGCTTTACGCCGCTGCCAGACGCCGTTGGTGCCGTCGATTTCACCAATGAACACGTCATCCTTAGCCTTCAGCTGCGCCATCTTATTGCGCGTCAGGTTGCCGTATTTGTTCAGCTTGATGTTCTTGGGGTTCAGCAGCGCTTGGCTATTCAGCTTATGCTGGCCGCCGAATTCGAATGGCTCCAGATAGCTCGCGGCAGTGTCCATCACGAACACCTTGGCCTTCAGGTTACTTTTCCGGGCGCCGAACGATTTAACCGAGTTGACCGTAAACGGCGTGGGGTTCTCCAGATGCCGCTTAAACGCGGTTTTCTCCGCTGCCTCTATCTTTCTGGCGACGCTTGTCAGTGCCTGCGCCGTAGCAAACGGGATTTGCTTACGTACGCTCTGGAGTTGAGCCGACAGCTCTTTTAAACCAGCCATCCTCACTCCCCAAAAAAAACCCGCAAAATAGCGGGCTTAATTTAGAATCACTTGATATAGCTATTACTCTTCATCGTCTTCTTCAAGTGCTGCTTGGATTGCATCAGCTAAGTTAGCAACCTCTTTTGCAACATTGCTTAAGTCATCGTCAGCTCTGGAGTACACAGCTTGATGCGCATTGCCAACGGAATTCTTAGCAATTTCCAAAGCGGCTTGAACAGCCAATAAACGCTTACGATTTTTAGCAACCTTAACGCCGGTGTCGCCATCCAGATCAAAATAGCCGTCTAACATATCAATCTCCATTTGCTAAACCCACAACGTTTGCGGGTAACTATCTGTAAATGGGGTTTGTTCTGATAATAACAAGGGCATTATCGATGGCCCTCGCAAAGACCACCTGTAGTGCTAATTACGACGTGACTTCCTTCACGTTGTCTCGGGCTATAGAGAGCAAAAACTTTACAATTAACGCAGACAGCGCATAGCTCACCGCAGTAAACACCCATCCGGAGTAAGCCAGCAGTAAGGTGATAGCGATAAAAAAAATCCAACTAATACCGCGAAGTATTGGGTTTCTCTTCTTCACTGCTTCTTGAACAATTGTTATCAGTTTTTGTTTCTTTTGCTCGTCCTTTTCGCCAGGTATCACGTAGCTGAAAATAGATATCAATACGCCGACGAGCAAGCCAAGGACAATGATTACCCAATATACGGCGGCGGCCACTCCAACCAACGACGTTATGCCAGCAAGTGAACCGTAAGCCAGAAGCGCCAGAACTACATACGAGGTTGAGGCTATGAGTGCCTTAATCAGAAATTTCTTCACGGAGCTTTCCTTTCTTTTTCAAGCAGGCGTATCGCCAGCAGTTGGTTGTTCGCTTTGTCCAGCGCCGCCAGCAGAGGATCAATCCATAGCACCGCCTGACAGTATGTCAGGGTGCCGGAGGCAGTGGCGCCAGCACCGGTTGCGTCAGCGTCGCCGGTATCGGCTGACATTGCGCGGGAACGTAGACGGTGCGTGTAGTCGAGCAACCCACCAGCAATAGCAGCAGGAACAGCAAGATCGCACGTCGGCTGATTCTTGAGGATCGTCCGGTATTCAATTTCTTTCCCCTGGGTGGCCGCATCGGTGTTGATGCCGTACTGATTCGCCGCGTTGCTGATTTCGTTGACGCGCTGAAAGTGAAGCGCCTGAGTGGCGATCGTCGCCGTCTGTAGGTTGTTATCGCTCTGCAGTTGCTTGACCGTGCCCTCCAGCCCCTCCGACTTTCCCTGGTAATAGCTGGCTATCCAGCAGGCGACCATTACGACCACCAACAGCACACCTGCAATTATCGCGGTCGCTCGGTTCATAGCAGCACCTTACGCGCCATGTCGTACCGTGCCTGGCGATCAGATAATCCGTTGATGCCACCATTGATACGTTGGGTTACCCATTCGATATCGTTAGCATTGCGGCCACAATCGCGTGATTTCCAGAACCAGCCGGCAGAACGCATCGCGTTACCGTCGCTTTCCAGCAATTGAGGATTGCCAACCAGGTCGAGTTTCAGCGCAATACCGCACGCTCGGTAGTTGTCCTGGCCGGTAACCTGAATCAGCCCACGCCCACGATATTTCCATCCATCACCGCGTGATTTATTGCCCAGGCGATCGGCGTATACCAGGTTTGCAATCGCCGCCTGGTTTGCCAGGTGTGCCGTTGTACGTCCAAGCATGTCAGCCTGATAGGGAGTGATGCGTTTCCCAAAGGTTGAAAGCAATCCCTGTGGCGTGTAGTTCAGGCTCTCTACCGTGCGAGTAAAGCCAGCTGATTCATGCCCTACCTGAGCAATAAACATTGCCTGTGCCGCTGGCTTCTCGATTGAGAACTCAGCAAAGGTGGCGATCAGATGCGGATACCAGCGCGCAGCTAACCCGGCGCTAATACCAGCCGCCCGTTGAAATTCGTTTTGTGTCATTGTGGCCTCAAGGGGTGTAGCAGTTTCGCGATGTTCCCCTTAACCCGGTACAGCGCGATGCAGATGATGAGATTCGCCGCGATTACGCCCCAGTGTGTTTCCTGGTACTGCTGAGCAATGAAGCGAAACGGGATCCATGAATAGGCGCAGATAACCAACCATGCCAGCCAGGCTATCCATGCTCGGTGCCGGTAACCTGTTTTTCTGAAGCAAGCAAGGCGGCAGACAATCGCCGAGCAAAGCAACACATTCAGCACCACAAGTGGATCACTGGTCGTTACTGTGTGAATGAGGTTTAACCACATCACAGAGATATCGTTACTTGCCATTCGCGCCTCCCCGGAATCTGGAAAACAGCGATGTCGGATCCTCCATCTTCTCACTGACGAAGGTAAGCAGTTTGACCGCGACGGCAGAGATGATCAGCGCACCTAACGGCTCTAGCGGGGTATCGTTGTAATTCAGCCATGCTGAAAGCTTGGCGCCGGCAACACTCGCACCGAGCACACCAGTTCCAAATGAGACAACGAACGAGAAAGCCTGTCTGATTCGCGGAATGTCTTTGGCCTGGGTGACGTAGAACATCGCACCGATGAACGCGCCAAAGATAACCCCGTAATCAATGCCAACTGCAGGCGCCGCAATCGTGGCCGACACCAGCGCAGTGGTGCCAGTCGCAGTTAATGGATCGGACATCGTTACTCCTCATTGCTGTAATTGTCCTCTCCATACCGAGGGCATAAAAAAACCGCAGTCTATGCCACGGCTAATAGGGTTCAGCCACCAGCCGTAAACGATTTGGCGATACGGGGTGTGCCAGGTGTGTGTCGTATGTTGGCTGGGGCTGAAAACAAGAAAACCCCGCCGAAGCGAGGTTTTGAAAGTTGATAAGCTACGTCACTGCGTAACCACTCTTATCAGACTAAAACACAATTTGCGGACCGCGTTAGCGTTTTATCATAAATATTTTCACGTTCTGTTTCCGGGTCCATCTCCAAACGGATATCCAACATCGACAAGCACCCTTCTATGAAGTTTTCCCCCATCTGCAACCCTATCCTGATCAGCTTCTCGTCCTTTTTAAATGCCCTGGCTATAGCGCGCTTTTGCATGTTGAAGATGTAGTGCAGGACCACCAACTGATATTCATCCGGGCGCCGGCGTTTCAACTGAGCCATGCATCCTTCAATGACCAGTCCGTCATCATCGCAACACGACAGCCGTGATTTCCCTGTCTGTGGCAATAACCCCTTGAAACCTGCAGCTATAGGTGAGTAATCCACCCCGCTGTTATCACCAGATGCCCAACCACCCCAACGCTCTAACACTGCCTGAATATCTCTCATGCTTTTTCTCCAGGCGTCTGGCCCGCATGCCAGCTCGCCTATTACTCCACACTTATGAAATGGCGCCGATCGATAACGAGTGGTCGATGAATCTGAACCACAGTTCGATCTGAGTACCGTGCTCTTCCTCCCACCGTGACATGTCACGATGCAATTCATCGTGATGTTTTCGACATAGTGGAAGAGTAAAAAAATCGTGCGCCTTGGTTCCCATGCCACCCTGTCCGTGGCCAATGATGTGATGGGGGTCGTCCGAGGGTGCTCCGCAGCATGCGCACGGCTGAGACTTGACCCAGCGAGTAAACTTCTCACTGGTCCAGCGCTCACGCTTTGGAATCTTGAATAACGCCTTTGGTGGCGCAGGATCGATAACTAACGTTTTGGCCGCTTTTTTGGCTTTCTCGGCAACGATTTGCTTTGCCGCCGGCGTATGCTCGATATCTGATTCTTTCTTAACCCCTGCAGGTACGCTGTACGGCGCCACACGCAGTGATGCAGCGGCCACCTCTTCAGGGATCAGATCGATAACCTCTTTGACCCAAGCCCACCAGCAAAGCTCAGGCAACGTCAGCTGGTGGGATTCGTCAAACATGAAGTGCGCGCGGGCGCGGTAAACGACAAAATCAGCCACGTTCTGCTCTGCCAGCTTATTCAGCATTGGGCTCGTCTGCTCACGGTATTTGTGCTGGTGGTGCCAACACATCCTGATGCTGTGGTCGCCGTATTCCATCACGCTGATGTTCTTGTCGTGATACCCGTCTGCGCTGGCACACTGGCATTCAAAACCACGGCCTAACCAATCGCGCATAGCGGCGGGGCCACCAGCAGCCCCCAATACTCGCTCATGCGTGAAGAACGAACGGAAACGTGGATCAGTTGCCAATTGCTGTTCTACTGTCGGCAGTGCACCAGATGGCATCTTGCGAAACTCAGGCGGCACTCTGGTCACCATGACCCGATCACTAAACAACGACATCAGATCAGCTCCTGGTTTCAATATCACCTGGCCGAGCTCGCTGATGATGATAGGTTTCAACAGGCAGCGCATGGCATCACCTCGCTGATCTTCAACTCAACCTTTCCACCCTTCGTGACCGGTCCCCACTCCGCCTCGATGCGCTTAATCTGGCTATCATCCAGCCATACGCCTGCCTGCGTCATCGCATCGAACAATGCCTTGAAGTAGTTATCCAGATCACGGCGTGCTCTGTTCGGTGGGCAAAATACAACATGAACCGAGATATTGGCGCTGTTCGGCTTCGGCCGGCGGCGCAGTTGCTCGATTACCTGCGCGATAGCCTCAGCCTGGAAAGCTCTACCTCGTTCACTGACCAAAGTGCGCCCACGTGACGATCCCTTGTTTGGCGAGCGCCAATAGCCGTTGACGCTTGGTGGGAATGGCAACGTCAATTTCATGCAGCCACCTCGCGCAATGTCTCGGCGCCAATACTGATTAGCTCATCGCGGCTTACAGTCGTGAATTGGCAACGTGGTTTGATGAATGGGCGCCAGATCAACAGCATGCTTCCCTTGTTATTGCCGTTCACTTGCTTACCCGTGCCGGCGTTAATGAACGATATGCGGCCATCGGTGATCAACCTGACTTCATCAACCGACTTCAGCGCCAATGCGAACCAGCTTACCGAGGTGTCCGCAGGTATCAGCATGACGATCGGCTGATTCTGCACACGGCATTGTTGCGTGGCTTTTTCAACCCAAGGCTTAATCGCGCTATATGGCGGATTGCACCAGATGGCGCCGTAGCTCTCCCAATCGACTGCCAACGCGTTATCCTGCTCTGTCAGGTAACGAGCGCACAGTGCGTTGTTTTTGTCTGCTGCAGCATCCAGGTAAAACCCAAACTCAACATCAAGCGCGCTGAATATCTCGATCGGTGTTTGCCACCGGTCTTTATGCTCTGGTGGCGTATGGCTGACGCCAAGATAATCTGACTTCATGCAAAACTCCCCTCTGCCTTACGAACCAGATAGCGCACTACGCAATAATCAGTGCTGAACCGCTGGCGTTGCCATTCAATTAACCAGCCCTGACGCTGGGCATACTTTCGAAAATCACCGCGTTCTTGCCATATACGGCGTGCTTCTCTGAGCATCCACCAGCGCCACACGCGATGAGCAATTACCAGCAGGGGCATAACCTCAATTCCAGATACGCACTTCATGATGGTTTCCCCTCTCGCTTCGAGCGGATGCGTGCCAGCAGCTCTTCACCTTTACGCTGAAATTTGCCGTCTTTGTCGATTAGCTCTGACGGCGCCAGAATGTGTTGCTTGTGGGCGATTTGTGGTGCGGGGGTTGGCACTCTTTCGCCCTTGGCCAGCCGTTTAGCCCATCTGTTGAGGTGCTGCTGAATTGATTTGCGGATCTCGCTTTCGGTGTAGTTGTGCTGAAGCATCAGATGACGAACGTCGATCACAATCCAGTACATGACCGGCGCCGACCAATTGAAATCTTCAGGCCGGGCATGCTGACCGCGATTCGCGCTGTAGCGCTTGAACTCCGCTTCAACGTCATCAACAGATGGCAGGCCCGCATTCTCAGCGGCGCCAGCCTTACACCAGCCAATGAACTTTCCACAGCTCGGCCAGAAGTCGCTTTCTTGCTGACGCGCCATGCGCATGCCGGCCTGCAGTTGCTCAACGGAGGTGATCCCATTCTCCGCGAATGCCAGGATCCACTGGCGTTTTGCGGCTGAGACTTCTGCTGGCGTGCTCAGCGCTGTTTGCTTAGCGGCGGGAAAGACTTGCATGAGGTTGACGAACAACAGATCAACCAGTTTTTCAGCGTTTCCATTGACCACTCGCGCCTGCGGTTCTGCGGGCATCATCCGCGCCAGTGCGTTACCATCGCGATTTTGGACAGCACTCATGAATTTATTCATAGGGTGTTCTCCCATGCTTCAGCAGTGTTCCAATGGCCGCCGGCCGGTGATGCAGGGCTAACGCTAAGCTTCAGCGTCAGGTCGTCCCACTTCTCACGCAGCTTCGACGGGCTCAGGATGTTCTTGCACCAGAATGGATCCCGGTTTGCTTTCGCGAACAGTTCGCAGATCTGCTTGTGCGTGCGGCCGTCCTGAGAACACATCAGGCGGATTTCGTTTGCCCAGTCTGCCCAGTTAGGTTCCTTCGGTCGGGCTACCTCCCCATCGCTTTCGGCAGCTTGCTCGTACAGCTTCACAATGCGAGAACGGATCCACTCTGCGCACTTCAGGTCTTCAGCACTTCCCCAGATTTTTTTCTTGGCACTGAAAACGACAGCTTCTGGGTGCCGGGATAAAAACACCTCATCAGAGGGAGCGTCTGGTTGCGCAGCGACCTGACTAGAGGGTTTTATATTTGATGTACTCTCTGTAGTAATCTCTGTATGAACATTGGTGCAATTTGACCCGATGGGAGCGGCTCTCTTTGAACCTTTGCAACGTTTCACGCTGACCTTATGCATTGGTTCAATTTGAACTGATGGAATGGTGCAATTTGAGCCAATGGAGCTATCGAATAAACCGTCACTGCTCAAAGCTGGATGTTGATAGTTAATCGCGTAGAAATTGGTCATATCCCGCTTGTCCTCGCTGAGCTGCTCGACGTAAATACACCCCTGTCGTTCCAGATCGGAGAATGTCCGCTTAACGGTAGATAGAGACCAGAATGGGAATTGTTTGGCCCATTCTTCCATCGTGTTGTAAACCCAGCGCCTACCGTTGTATTCAACGCCTGATGCCGTGTCAGCAAGCCAATAATGTATTTGCTGTAGCGCAATAGCTTGATTCAAACCAATGCGCGCAGCTAACTCTGGCAGAACAACCAGAGGGCGCGAAGGTAAGATCAAACTCATGGGCGCTCCCATGGCGCCGGCAGTGCCAAATACTTGAAACGATCCACAACTTCCTGCAACGCTCTGTGGGTGACAGGCATCCAGCCGCCAGGTATTCTCATCACATAACGCAACGGCAGGGGCGGTTTGGCACAGCTTGAAGCCACACACCGAAATTGCCCACGCAGCCGACTATCTGCTAATCTGTTCATGCGTTAATTACTCCACACGTTTAATTGATGCACTCGACGCCCGGGACCGCATATCCTGGGCGTCACCCTCTCCAAACATCATCACTGTCACCGCGTAAATCTCAGCCACCAGCGATTGGATCCGGTAACCCTTCGCTTTCAGTTTTTTGCTCTCGTCTCTGTCCAATACCCCATCAGCCGTAAATTCGTTATGTGCCTTGGCAAACAGTCCCAGCGCCGACATCAGTTCGTTGAACTTCACCAGCAACTCTTCGTTATCCACCTGTTCAATCTCCGGTAGCTTTACGAAAACACCACCAGCACGTTTACACATCGCCTCGGTGATATCGCTGCGGCCTGAGATTGCTTCCATTTCAGCTGCCATCCCCAGCGGAACGACTTGACCAGACACCTGGCGAACGCGGTTGCGCAATGCGTTTTCGGTACCAGAAACCGGGTCCAGCTGCTGAGCCATCGCGCTGTATTTACCTGGGAACAACGTGATCAGCTTGTGTATCGCTTCGCTAATGTCGTCCTGGGTCAGAAAGTCTTTGTTGTCCACAAGGTTTCTCCGCTTCTGTGGTTTTGGTTAAGCCGCTGGCGAGGTAGACTTTTTGTAAAGAGAGAGATCAACTTTCAGTTCACCACCAGTAATAACCTGGATCTCGAATGCTCGACCTTTGGGAATAATCTCCCCCCAACCCGATACGGAGGCATGCGACAGCCCTAATGCCTTGGCTGTTTTGCCCACCCCATCGAAGTACGAAATAACATCATCTTTTTTCATGGCTCACTCTTTGGTAAGGGAATGGAACACTTGGATAGTAGGATATCTTACATTAAAGAGTCAAGGAATCCTACATTGCTAAATGGTAGGATTGCCTACATGGAAATGAATGACCGAATTCGATCAAGACGCAAAGAGTTAAAGCTAACTCAGGACACCTTAGCCAAGCGCATAGGGGTCAATCGTGTCACCGTCACTGGCTGGGAGTCAGGCGACTATAAACCTGGTGGTGAGAACCTCCAGGCTCTAGCCGCTGCCCTAAGCTGCAATCCAAACTGGCTTCTTGAAGGTGGCGATATTGACGAAAACATCACATATGTAGGCAAGGTTCGACCAGGGCTTGTCCCTGTTGTTGGTGATGCCGTTTTAGGGGTTGATGGCATGATCGACATGGTCGAGTACCGTGGTGGATGGCTGAAGATTTATAGCGATGATCCGAATGCATACGGGCTTCGCGTTCGGGGCGATAGCATGTGGCCACGCATTCAGTCTGGTGAGTTCGTTCTCATCGAACCAGGTACCTCAGTACATCCTGGCGATGAAGTGTTTGTACGCACCAAAGATGGGCACAACATGATCAAGGTGCTCAACTACACTCGTGAAGGGGAGTACCAGTTCACAAGTATCAACCAGGATCACAGGCCAGTTACTATGAACTATGATAGTATTCAAAAAGTTGAATACGTTGCAGGCATACTCAAAGCCTCGAGGTATGTAGACAGTGATGGAGTTAACGACACTTCACTATAATCTATACTCCACTTAACTTTACGTTAGTTTTTTATTTAATTTCATGAAGTTATAATCAAAACATCTTAGCAAGGAGAAAAGGATGTCAGTTAAATTAAGTAAAATTAAGAAAATAGAAAATTATGCCGAATACAGAGCCGACTTCGTTGGTTTTGCACCTGTAGCTACAACCAATGAGACAACAGTTGATGTGCACTTCATTAGCACTAGGGCGGTCCCAGCAATCATTAATGAAGGTAATGAATCAGACAGCCACAATGAAGACGAGCATATCGTGAAGGAAAAAACGTTACAAATTGGCTCAACAAACGAACTAGTTCACTCTTGTACAGTAACAATGCCGCTAGTACAGTTGAAAGGCCTAAGAGAAGCTATTGACTCTCTCCTCCTACAGCTAGAACAACAAAAACAAAAATAATCTTACATCATGGATAAATCACACAGCATGTCATGTGGAACCATGAACATTTCTTATGAGATGCCTGGAGAGTCCACACCCTACACTATAAAAGTTGACGGTTTACCACATAATAGCTTTATGACATTTGTGAAAACTGGCACAAATGCTGTAAAACAGTATAATTCAAAACAACCCAATAGTATTGTCATCACTGAGCAAACTGAGCGTGAGATACTGCCTAGGACTTCGGAAGGTAATCTAAACATACGATTAGATTCACCAAGTGAGGATCCAGAAGCTATGGATAGTAAACCAAGCGTGGAAAATGACATGTCTGATTTGAGCAGAAACGAGATTCAAGCGCTGCTTAAGGCCAACAAAGCTGAAGTGGATGCTGTTGCATCCAGTATGCAAGCTGACATGGCCAAATGGCGTGAGCTTATGTCCTCCGACTTAAAGGAGATCAAAAGCCTTGTTTCGTCACAACATGCAAGTATTAACAGTAGGCTTGATCTTCAATCAGTGCGTATCGAAACTGCTTTAGAGTCTCATTCCAAGAAAATTGATGCGGCTCTGTCCATACAAGAAGCAAAACTCGAAGGTAAGCTTAGTGATGTAAAACTTGAAATTATCAAATGGGCGCTTGGCTTACCTGCATTAGCGTTTGCGCTTTATAAAATTTACGGGGTAATGTCTGGAAATCCAACCCCATAGCTATACTCAAAAACCGACTGTACAGTCGGTTTTTTTATGCCCTCTCCCTGCCTCCCCCCCTACTGCGTTCCCCTTGATTCCACCAGCCCAACATTCACCCAAATCTAAATGTCAGATTCCCTACAATTTGATATTGACTTAAAATGTCAGATATCCTACATTTGATTCATCAGCAGCGAACAGGCAGGACGCCCACGAAGTAGCCGCCCGAGGCACACGAAGATCGGGATGATTCGCTGAACCAGGCTTACAGCAGAGGGTCGTTCGATGAGTAAGCGAGGATGGCGGTCTTTGGTTTATTGCGTTGTTGGTTGTGCTGTTTTCTGGCTGTTCTGTTTTGTGGTTGTCGCCGGGTAACCGGCGCACATCGGAATGCTCACTCAGCCGATTCCCTAAATTCTGGGAGCGGTGAAGGATCTTGAACCATGAGTGAGCAGCCCAATGTGAAGCGTCTTTTCTCCCCTGCTGCTATCAGCTTCGGCTATGACGGCTTCAGAGGGAACATGAGAGCCGGGAGCCTGACCCAGCAACGTGAACAGGCCGACAACTGGAGGAATGGATTATGTAACAGATAAGCGGCTAATGGTCTAGAAGGCCAGCCACGCGACGGCGGTGTTACAGGTCGGGTTCCCACGGCGACGCAGTGAGGGAAAGGCAGCGTAAAGCATCACTCAGTTCCGGTTGGCGCCCGGTTAACGCATCAGTCAGCCTAAAAATGAAGAGTGCCATTCGGGGTTATGCGGCGGCATCCGAAATGACGAATCCGCCGAGTGGGTACGTCAGCGGTTAGCTTGCTATCCCCACCATGTTGGCTGGAAGGTCAGCACCACAATCAAAGAGCGCGGGTAGAGAAAAACATCAAACACCATGGCAACGGTTGGCTGAATCCCGGAGAAGGTTGTCAGAAACGGTGAGTACCGCTCTTTTTGATTGTGGTTCAAGGCTGGAAACTTCGGGGCGTTGTTTACCAGCCACCACACCAAATGCGCCGGGCCGGCGGCACTGCAGCGAAAGCGAGCGCAGATATCCGGCAAAAATGCGATTGCTGTGTGTAGTCTTTGGCGGCCACGCCGAACTTCAACCAACAAGGGGTGAAGATAATATTCATAGGCTGGCCGCTACTTTTTCACATATCTGGTGGCGTACTGTGTCGGTTCCTCATTTATATCTACACAGTATAAATACCCGTATCGGTGCGCCACCTGATGTGTGAGTAATTAACCGGGAGCCAGCGCTATGCGGGCGTCTGGGCTCCCTTCTTAAAAACCGATTTTCTATCTGCGGAAGATTGCCAGTTTCTGGCAGGGATTCGCTTTGCCGAAAATCAGTGTGGGGTAATTAAATGGCCAAGAACTCTACCGAAGCCTACGGGGCCAGCGGAAAAACCAACGTACTCAATTTTGAGCCCGAACGGCTGCATCTGGTAACCGACACAGCACACCCGCTCTACGATGAGCGCATTCACTTGCCGCTGGATGAGTCGATGATCTTGAACATCATGGATCAGGGCGTCCTGGAGCCAATCATAGTTTGGAAAGACCCTGAAACCGGCCTGTCCTGCGTGGTAGATGGCCGCCAGCGTGTTCGACACACCGTAGAAGCTAACAAGCGATTGGCAGCTGCAGGTAAGGATCTGCTGTTCGTTCCTGCCGTAACAAAACGCGGCTCTGCTATTCGCATGGCCCAAGCAATGATCAGTGCCAACGAAATTCGGCGTGCCGATACCCCGCTTGGGCGTGCCAAGAAGATGGCCGATGCGTTGGAACGCGGCCACGATGAAGAAGATTTGTCACTGATGTTTGGCGTTGGTGTGCAGACGATCCGCGCCACACTCGCCCTACTCGATGCCACTCAGGCCGTTAAAGATGCGGTCGAATCAGGCACCGTCACTGTCAGCCAGGCGCGCCAGCTGGCGAACCTCACACCCGACGAACAGCGCGAAAAAGTGAAAGAGGTTGAAGCGGCAACCGCCGGCACCAAAGGCCACGAAAAGGCACGCCGGCAGCGCCAGGTGATCGGCGATGCCAAACCCCGCCTGAAGTCACGAAAAGAAATAACGAAAGCCCTGGAAGGTGCGAGCGGTGATTACGCTCACGCGCTCCGCTGGGTGCTGGGAGAAGACGAATGACAACCATCAAGCGGTTTACCCCTGACTATAAAATGCACGCAGTTCGTTTTGAGGCTTTCGCCCGTGAAGCGGAGCACGGCGAGCTTGTTCGGTTTGATGCCCACCAGCAAGTAGTGAGCGCCGTAGAGGCTGAGCGCGATGCGCAGCAGAAACGAGCCGATGCGCTGGCTGTGCGTAACGAACGACTCACCGCATTTCTGACTGAGGGTTTCAATATCGCAGGTAAAGGCGGTTCGTGGTGTGGCGGCGATATTCAGGAGCTAGGTGAAAAACTTGGGCTGTTTGCCCGAGAGACTTACCAGCCGGCTCTGCACGGATACCACTGCGGGCATGAGCCAGGTGAAGATAGCGTTTATGTAATCACCAATTCAGCCACTGACGCAGCACTTGCAGCTATCCGTGATGAGGCTACCGCGCGAGCCCTCAAGCATCTGTGTGACTGCCAGCTTATCAGCGCTACTGTCGCGGAACTTAAAGCTGACGAGCTGCGGGAGGCCAAATGAGCTTCTATAAAATCAGTACACCGGAAGCACTCGCGGCTTGGGATGCAATGCACCAGGCAGATGCAGAACTTCGCAGGCAAGGCGTAGCGTTCGCTGAATTGTTCGGTGCTCGCCCAGTCTTTAAAAATGACGTTACCAGCACGTCCTTCCACGGCATTCGTTTTCACGGCACTACGTATGTTTCCGAGTCTCTATGGACTCAACCCACCAACAACAACGGTTACTGCAGTTGGCCTAAAGCTAAAGCTCCGCGTGGCATGTCAGCGTCGCACAAAGCACTAATGGCGCTTTGGAACAGCGGCCGCCCTAAGAAATCAGTTGATGTATCGGCTTTCTACCCTGCTATCGGGCTTGATTGGGGGATCCTGTTTATGACTGGTTTCGCCATGTTCCGCCACGACGATACGATCTACATCGAGACAGGCGCAAAGCCAAAGGCTGATGCTGGCGCGGTAGAAATACTCGGTAGCGAGTACAACGCGGCAAAGCAGGAGGCCAAATGAAAGAGCGCGACATCGAAAAGCTTAACGACCACCAGCTGGTAGACCTGAAAAACGATATCGAAAGAGAGCAGAAGCGTCGGGCAGATGGCCCAAAGGTGACCACATATTACGTCGTTACCTGCATCACTGAAGCTGAGCACTTTGCCGATATGGATTGCGCAATGCGCTGTTTACAGCTCAGAACGAAAGAGCTTCAGGAATGGATGGCTGAAGACCAGGAAAACCGTGATTACGTAAACAAATGCACCGGCATTGTTAGCGTGAAATTGCAGGTTAAAGAAATGAACCTCGAACATTTCAACATGCGCGCGGCAGAAAACTACTTCGATGACATCTGCTATCCGGAGGTGCGTGATGCCAGCAAATGAACTGAAGCCGTGCCCGTTCTGCGCGGCAGGTGAAACATGCATCGTGCCTAACCAGAACTGGACTGGCATGCGCTACGCAATTCACTCGTATACGTTGCGCCACATCTGCGCCGATCGAACTGTAATCACTATGACTCGCAACACTGAGGCGCTGCTTATTGCCGCATGGAACCGCAGGCCGAGAGAGGATCGCATTCAGCGACGAATGGAGCGCATCGATTCAATGTTAACCGAATCTGTCGAAGCTCTCAAAGCAGCCGAGGCAGAAATACAACTTTTGAAGGATAAATAAAATGTCAAATCAAAAAGATGCAGCTGTTTCCGTAATGCAAGAATTCTTCCCAAATGGCGGCCGTGATTTCGATGAGGTCTGCGCTCTGTTTGACGCGATTGTTGCTGGAAAGGTGCCAGGCATTGTGTTCACTCCCGGTGACAGCGCTAGGGAGGTGGAGCATGGCTAAGTGTAAGAGCAACCCAACGGACGACGAAATTCTGGCAGCGATGACGATATGGGGTAGCAGCAACAGCATGACCTATTTCATTGCCAACATATTGCGCAGCGAGGGGTTCAGGGAGTTGAAAACAGCATTTGTGCTGCGCCGACTGAAGAAACTAGAGGCGCTAGGACAGGTTAAAAGAGTCAAATCCGTCTACGCAACGCAACTTTGCTGGACTAAAGCTGCCGAGGCCCAGGAGAAAGCACAATGAGCATCGTCGATGATTCACACCTGACTGATGAGTTAATTAACAAGGCATTTGAAGGGACTAACTTCGGGCGCACGGACTTCCGAACAATTCTTGCTGAAACAGTCATGAAACGCGCTGCTGGCTATCACTCAGGCTGGACAGCAACAACAATTTGCACTCGCTTGGGGTTGCTTGGTGGGCAGGAAAGGCCAACAAAGCTTGGCCTGACATTCTCATTCCATCACTACTACAAGCCAAGTGTGCGCCAAGTGTTAATGCCAAAACAGGAGCTGGCAGATGGACAATAAGCTGAGCGAACTTAGCAAGCCGGTGGCGCAGATTTACTACGATGAGCATGATTCGTCAGTAATGCGTATCGGTTGGTTTCGTAGCGATGAGCCAAAAAACCCGGAGCCTCTCTACTCGCAAGAGTACGTCTCCGCCCTGCTGGCAGAGCTGAAAGCGAAGGATAAGCGCATCGCCGAACTGGAATCCGGGCACCAAGAGGCAGCCAAACAAATAGCCTCATGGCGACGGATTGCCAAGCAGAATATCGAAGAAAGAGAAAAAGACCTGGCAGCGCTTGATGCCGAGCGCCAGAAAATTATCGGAATGGAAGCCAAGCTGGCTACGCCGGTGCGGTTGCCTGATATCAGATTCATCAACGTTGGCGAAACGGCTGTGGCTGTTATGCACGCTACAAGCGTAAAAGAGCAGATTCAGCGCGCTGGCTTCACCGTAGAGGGGGATGAACAGTGACGCTAAAACTTACTGATTATCAGGCCCGCCTGCTCTATTCACACCTGTGCGCATTGACTGACGCTGGGGCCGAGACGCTCACCGAGAAAGAGCTGGCCGCGCTTGAGGAACTCATCAGCAAATTACGTGAGGGACAGTAAATGGCAAAGCTGAACAAGAAAGAGCGCGCCTGGCTTGACGAGCTGCAAGAGGTTCTGAACCGCTGCCCGTCGAAAAACCTCGGCTTCTATACCGTCGGCGATCCTATGTTACACGTCTATGACCGTAGGAAAGAGCGGCAGCTTGATGACTATATGGACCGACACGGGCTTGATTTCTGCAAGTGCGCCAGGGCGTTGGATGCTGGTTTCTGCGACCTGTATTTCCCGGCCGCAATTCACTCTACAGCAGGTTAAGGGGGATGCATGACACTAACGACTGAGCAGCTGAACGATTTCGCAGGTGTGTTTCGCAAGGATGCAGCGCGTTGGGTTGAAAGTGGAGAGCCAGAAATAGCGCTTGAGTTACACGCCCTTGCTGATGAACTCGATGCACTGGCGGCTAACCGAGAGGCGCAGCCGGTGGAATGGGGAGCGCCAAAAACGGTCGGGCAAATGATAGGGCAACTTAAGACGCTCGATCCTGCGATGGAAACCACTGCTTTACTGCGTATGCCGCCAGATATTCTGGACGGTAACGCAGTAAGACAAGTTCCAATTAGCATTTCGTTCGAAAAGCTTAATGGACAATGGCTTGCACCTTACAAGGGTGAAGGCCGTAAAGTCCTGGCATTTTGGGCGAAGGCAGATCATCGAGAAGAGACGGAAAGAGGTGAATTGTTCACCGCCCCGCCAGCACCAGCAACGCCGGATGGGTTCAAGCTTGTGCCAACAGTACCAACTCCAGAAATGATCGCCGCTGCCATGAACTGCGACGACGTAACCTTCAACGCCGACGAAACTTTCTGCGTTAACTTCGGCAACATCTACGCAGCAATGCTGGCAGCAGCGCCGGAGGGTGGTAATGGCTAAGACAGCAGCAGAACGTAAAGCGGCCCAGCGAGCGCGCCAGCGTAAAGGCGGGATCGTTATTCGTGAGTTGCAACTGGAGCCAGAAGAAGAACAGATGGCGCAGGATCTTTTAACAGGCCTGCGCCCTGGCCGCGAGCCTTACGACTTCAACGAAGTTGTGGGCCTGCTTATCCGGCGATGTCATGCTGAATATCAGCAGAAACTGAGCCACCAGCAGCAGCGATCTTGTAAAAAATGCGGCGATAAACTGCCGGTAAAAGAATGTCCGTGCGTAGGCGATGCATCGTGCTGGCTTACCCTGGGATGGCACGAAACAAAATTAACAGTGTGACATGTCACGATTGAGTTAATGCCCGTATGCGGCGGGCTACCCGTGTGGAGGATTTATGCAGGATAACAAAGAGAACGACATCATTTCTGATACTGATATTGAACGGATAACCGGTTACAAAAGTGCATCAAAGCAGTGTGAAGCACTCAGAACTGCCGGCATCTTCTTTATCACTCGCAGAGATGGGCGCCCCAGCACTACATGGGGCCACTTTAATTACCCAGTATCGCTGAGAAATCAACCTCCGGCCGAGGCTGGCATTCAACCTAATTTTGGGGCTTTAGATTAATGGGAAGAAAACGCAGTAACCCTGCTGACAATTGGATGCCCCCTCGCACATGCCGGGGGAGATCCGCATATGAGTTTAAGCCGAAACTAGGCGGCACAATTCGTTTATGTGGCTTCGAATCAACGCCGGCACAGGTATGGGCAGCGTATGAGGAACTGATCAACGATCAGCAGAAGAAAAATGATTTTTCATTTCTTGTTCAACAATTCTTCCAATCAGCCGACTTCATGGAGTTGGCTTTGGAAACGCAGAAAGACTACCGAAAATACTCTCTGAAGGTCTTAGCTGTGTTCGGGGCGCTTGCCCCTGATGCAATCAAGCCTGAGCACATCAGGAAATACATGGACAAGCGAGGATTGAAGAGTCGCACTCAAGCAAATAGAGAGAAGGCCTTTACTTCCAGAGTGTTCAGATGGGGATATGAGCGGGGGCTTGTGAAGGGGAACCCATGCAAGGGCGTTAAGCAATTTAAGGAAAAGACGCGAACCAGATATGTCACGGACACAGAATATAACGCCATTTTCTCTGTGGCGCCGGCGGTAGTTCAGATTGCTATGGAAATCGCCTTTCTTTGTTGCTCTAGACAGGCTGACATTTTGACCATGAGGAAGAGCCAACTGGGTGAAGAAGGGATCCTAATTCAGCAAAGCAAGACTGGCGTTGCTCAGATTAAGGCATGGGGAAAGCGCCTGGAGGCAGCTATCTCTGCTGCCAAAGCATTGCCATTAAAACCGGGCATGAGCAGCATCTATGTAATCCACCAACCATCAGGGGCAAAATACACCCGCGATGGATTTAACAGCCGATGGATGAAAGCAAAGCAGGAGGCTAAAGAGCGATTCCCTGAACTGGAGTTCGATTTTACCTTCCATGACCTGAAGGCTAAAGGTGTTTCAGATCTTGAAGGAAACCTGTATGACCGCCAGGCGATAACCGGCCATAAGAATGTGGAACAGACCGCGAAGTATGTGAGGAAGATTGCCGTAGTGCCTACCGTTGGAGAGCAGTAG